CCTTCATAGTTAAAAGCTCCTTCTATAACATTACCTTTTGTAAAGTTAAAAACAGGATCTTTTGCTTGATCTACTACTGGGACAATATGACCTTCAGACCAATATAAAATAGCCCTAAAAGTAGTGGCCATATCTTTAATAACTTTATAAGACTCAGTAGCTTTTGTTAAATAAATATTTGCTTTAAATCTAGGCTCAGTACTTCCTTTCCCATCTGGGACTAATTCATCACAGTATCTTGCAATTCTATATAAAGTATATATATCAAAATCTTTATATTTTAACCAAGAGCCTAATCCGTATCTACTATTATTAAGAATATCAAAAAATACCCAAGCCGGATTATCTGTATAAACAAGTTTAGATCTGAAATTACCATCCCAGTCTTGATCTTCAGAAGCGTCTACTACTCCTGAACCAGGGTCTCGTCTATAATTAGCAATTCCATCAGAGCTTTCCTCTCTAGTAACATAATTACTAGGTACTAAAACTAGCCTTCCCCTACATAAATAAGATCTTTTAGGAACATTATTAAAAGTCTCTGCATCAACTCTTACATTAGCATAAGCTGTCCAAGGATAAGTAAATCTTTCTTTTACTATACAAACTGTACTGGCTAATGCTGAAGAAAACTGTACATTCATATGCCCTGGATCATCATAAGTACCATCTTTATTTATTCCTACATCATCACGAGTACATTTAGTAATTTTTAATCGAAAATCAGTAAAAGGTTTAAATCTATCAAGATCTAAATTTTCTTGAATATAAAAAGAATTATTTTGTTCTGCTCTATGATAGTAAAATTCTCCATCTACTCTATAATTAAAATAATCTACTGGATCCCCGAAACCAGAACCTTTATTAATAGCTATTTCTATTTTATATGCTTGTAATCCATTATATATTTTTTGAGACTCATTACTACTTTGTATTAAAGCTGGATAGGAAAACACAAGTCTAACTTCATCTACTTGACGAGCAGTAGAAGCGCTAAGATTCATATCAGCAGAAGTCAGATATATAGGAGTTCCTTCTGACTCATCTGGCCAAGTACTCCCTGCATCATTATAAATAAAAGCATCCCCATGATTTGCAGTAATACTGGTAGAACCACCTCCATATATATCGTGAATAGGAGGTTGATATAATGTTCCTTTTCTGAACTGATATGAAAAACTTTTATATTTAGAAGTATCTGAAATTACATTATTATTTGTAAAACTAGAATGATGCTCAGCATCAGTAATATCACATTTATAAGTACCAGTAGGAACATTAGTAGCAGAAGATAAAGTTATAGCACTAGCAGTGTTACTAGCAATTTGATAAGATCCATCAATAATTACTTTATACTCTCCTCCAGTTTTATCTAAAAATTCATTTGGTATAACGCTTCCTGCAGGAACAGCAGTAGCTACAGTATTAGAAGTTATATTTGTTATATAACCAATAAAATAAGTTTTATCACTAAGTTCTAATCGAACTACAGGTTGATTATTCGGAGAATTAGTAGGATCTTGTTTCATCCAACTTAGGAAAAAAGCAGAAGCTGCAGTAATTGTTATTTCGGGATTTTCAGTAGTAGTTGATCTAACTGCATTTGCCCCCGTTTGTCCAGTAGTTTCTATTATTCTTAAATATTTTCGGCCTGTTGAAGTACCTCCTGTAAAACTAGAAAGAGTTTCATTTGCAACAGATACTGCAGTAGTTCCATCAAAAGTAAAATTAGCTGGTCCATTAGATAAATGTTGTCCCGCCTGACTTTCATCAGCCGCAGCACTACTATCTAAATATATTGAAGATGACCCTTTTACTAAGCCATCAATAGGCCCTTCTGAAATTATATCAGTACAAGAAATATATTGATTCTTATTTATGGTGCTTGTAGGCATTGATGCACCAGTTATGCCGTGAATCATTATACTCATGGTGCTGGGTTTGGCTCTCCTAAGCCTTCTCCTAGTAAAATATTATCTTTTTCTGGATTAAAAATTGGAGCAACGTTAGTATTATCAACAGTACCTACTGTAGCATGAACTGTTGCTGCTTCAAATGATACCATATTAGTAGAGCCTCCCATATCTATTCCGTTATTTACTGCCATAGAAATAGGCTGACCTGCTACTCTAAGTTCTCCATATAATAAAGGAACTGGATCCCCTTCTATTATTATATTTGTATCTCCTGAGTATAAATAACCTTCATCTTCTTGATCTTCAGTGGCCGGGTCTGGTGCTAGCATGCCTTGTATACCTTGCATGCCTAATGTTATTCCTAAAGTAACAATAGCCTGAGTCCATCCAGCAGCAGTTCCAAATCCAGCAGCTCCATGTAACCAACCACCTAATGGGCCAGATACCATAAATAAAGCTATTGCTGTTACAACTTTGAATGCATCGCTTTTAGACCCTGCAGGAACAGCAGCAATAGTAACATCTCCTTCTTTTATAGGAGTAAGTAGTTCATTTTCCTCTATATCTTTACCCGCAAAGTTAATCGTAAAGTCTACTCCTTTTTCATGACTTTCTAATAAATATTGTCTGAATCCAGGACGATTACAATCAATACATTTAAGTATATCCGCATAAGAATTAGCGTTCATAGAAAACTCAGATCCAAACCTCTTTTCTATTTCCCCTATTAAGTATACTTTACGGTTCATATCTATATGCCTGTTTAAAAAATCTTTTCCATAATGGATATATATTTTCCCTACATGAAATCCTATTTTCCATATGATGGTAAAATAAATCGTTTCCTAAATAAACTCCGCAATGATTAGGAATACTTCCTTCAATTGCAAAAATTAATAAATCATTTTTTTGTAAATTATCTACAGGACTAAAGCCCCATTCTTTAATGTGCTCATCCGTCATATAATTTTCATTAGATTTCCACCAATCTTTCTTATATGCTCTTTTCTTTTTTAAATCAATATACAGTTCTTTTCTGTAATAATCTCTTACTGCTTCTAAACAGTCTGTAACGCCCCACTCATAATCTCTGCCCATTAAAGGAATATCTGAGTTTTTTGGCTCCAATTTATACCCATCCATACTAGGATAACTAAAAATATAATATGGTATATCAGAAGCATTACAATATTTTATATCACTTTCACTAGGTTCACAGGAGGAATTAACATGACTATGTACTATTCCTACCACATCATGAGTATGGTATATCTTAATATATTCATCAGGGTCTAGTGCAAAATCATTATCATCCTGAGCTACATTAGTACAAGGAAGCCATTTTAATTTTCCTTTTTTAACTGCTAAAACGCCACAACCTTCTCTAGGAGCACATCTTCCAAAATGCTCAAACATAGAAGAAAGAATGACCGAACTAATCATCGATACTTTTCACTCCCTGGAAACCCTCCAAAGGGTAAAGGTCTAGAAGTGTCTTTATCTGCGGAGGGAACTGTTGTAGAGCCAGATTTATGTTCCCACTGAAATCTACACTTACAAGAATCTAATATTTTTCCGCATACATCTCCTCTAATCCAATATATTGAATCTGCAGATGGAGTATTGCCTGTACTAGTTCTAGCTAATCTCCAAATTGTACTCCCAGATTCTACATATTGATAGTCATCACTATTATAAGTATAAGCAGTTCCAGAGCCATAAGCTGTATAAATTCTTACTCTAGTCCAATCCGCATTTTTTACATCTAATTGTGGCTCAGAAGCAGTATTAACATTAGCTCTCCACCTAATTGTATAATTAGACCCGTTAATAGCTTCTGTTTTACTTACTAAAGTATTTTTAGTTGTTGTGCCCGAGGTCCAAGTTGTAAAAGTTTCTGTACTAGGTACTATGGGTTCATCATCTATAGAAAAATATGCTGTATAGTCTGTAGTGCCAATTTTTATTTGGCTATTAGCAGCCCAAGTACACCCGCCTCTATAGTTAGCTACTCCTTGATATTCCCAATTGCAATACTTTCCTACAACAATTCTATTAGGTAATTTTACCCCTTCCAAATCCATAACTGAAGCTAGTTCAAATTTTATAGATACTTTATTTTCGCTTGCAATTCTATCAATTAGAAATTTTTCTGATGGAAATTCAATAGGAGGAGAACTAATAGTAGAATCATCGGGCTCACCAACTAAATATTTTTTTAAGGTTTGTCGTCTAACTATTCTTTTTCCAACTAAATCTTTATTAGTTAAATCACCTAAAGCTC